GCACATTGTTGTTGCGTTGACCGCAAGCCAATGCGAACTCCACCATGTCAGCCCGAAGCGGGTCGAGCCATCTGATTAACGATCTGACTTGATCAGGCTCTAAGTAAAGCTCCTTCATTTCTTCTGGCAACGTCTTGATCGTTGGCACCGTCTCGACGATCTCTAACTCATCTCTGGCGTAATTCAGAATCAGCCTAAGGTACTTGAGGTACGTGTTGACAGAGGCGTTACTAAGTCCCTTTCCATAAAGTAACTCTTCCTTCAGGTCATTGATGTCAACTCGACGAATGGACTTAACACTACGGTTACCCCATCTATCGATCAAGCTCCTGATCGCCGCCTGTGCGCTTCGACTTTTGTTGTTGCCTCGTTTTGTTTTTAATTTTAGGTAACGCTCTGCTACATCTCTGAACTTCATAAATACTCTCCGTGTATGAAGCCCTCTCACAGCAGTCCAAGTCTAACTAAAAAAGGGGGAGTTTTCGACGATCTATGTCTACTCGTCCCCCAAGCAAGGAACCTCTCACTGGGAGGGTGGCGCGTCGTGCCAACCGGTGCGCCAAGCCGGTAAGGAAACCCAAACGGGCCTTGGCTAATTAATGGTACCAGAATCTTCGCTAATGACTTCTGCCTCTTCTACTTCATCAGTAGCGGGAAGGGGTTCCGGCAGTAGTTTTTTAGCGTCTGATAAGATTGCATCAGCACCCGCTCTCGCCGACTCGATCAGCGGTGCAAGCACTGAAATGCTTTGGTTAGTTTGCTGAACGAGTACCAGCATGTTCCGGCATCGCTCAGATATGTCTTCGGCGTTATAAGATTTGCCGTCGATGATGATGGTTTGTACTTCGCTCATTGTTTACGTTTCCTCGTGTTTTCGCGAATGACTTGATATCTCCTTGGTGCTTTGACCAAGATTTGAGCTTGAGGGACGCTCTTTCTTTGAGCGGGATCTCCCCGTCCGCACACCTCACAGTGGTCATCGTTCCCATAAAAATAGGTCTGTATGCCCACCATTTGGATAGATACTGATGAAGACAAACGAGAAGGTTTGTCCCCAACAGTGAGAACAAGGTCTGTCATGCCCTCCTTGTTCGTGATTGTTACGAAGCAATCTTGCGCTCCATCGTGATCTCGGACTCTTCGTACCCACATCTTGTGATCGTAAGTCTCTTCAGGGTTCTCTGGATCGAGCTTCTCCCCTCCGTAGAGGAGAGAACCGACTGCTCGTGTAAGTCTTAAACCGCCCATAAATAACCTTAGAAGGGGATGTCATCCTCTGGCAGGTCGTCCTGCACAGGAGCCGGCGCAGGTGAAGGCGCAGGCCTTGCAGGCTTGTTAGGGAGCCAGAACTCGACATTGAGTTGAGTGACTTCGCCGTCTCGCTTTTGCTCAGCCACTTCGAGGTTGTAACGGAAGGCTTGACCTCCGTTCATGTCGAGAGTGCTTTGCAACTTGTCGATCATTTCTTGATCGATCTTGAGCCAGCCGTCGAAACTTGGAATCTTTAGAGCTTGCTGTTCTTTCCCAAGCTCTTGGAACCAGCCGTACTGCTTGAGTTTGTTGTACTTCTCAAGCTTCTTCTCTCGATCTAGCGGGTAAAGGCGCCCCTTACCAGCATTGATTGCCTCAAAGGCGGTAGGTTTGTTCTGCATTAGTTGTCTCCGATTGTCTTGATTGATGATTGCAGTGAATTGTTCGTGCGACGGAAAGTGTCGAGCGAACTGTCTTTCTCAAGCAGGGCTTGTTCCCCGCCTAGAAACTCAAAAGCCCTTCGATAATCAACCGGAGGTGTTTTTTGAATGACCTGTATGGACACCCATCCATTGGTAATGGAGCGCTCATACTTTTTAACTAGCTCTTTCTTGAGGGAGTCACGGTGTGACTTCAGCTCCTCAAGCTCAGCAAGCGCCGTGTGGTTCAGCACTTCGATCTCATTGATCTTTCCCTGTACATCCGCCAGCTCTGTGAGCTGAGCGTCTTCGATCTCCTCGTAGTCAGGCACGAGAGGATCAAGATGCTTTTGCGCCCGCACTGGATCTGCGGCCTCTTCTTGAATGAAGTCGTACCAAGCCTTGTAAAGATCGAGTCGGGTGACCTTGCCCTTGCTTGGCTCTGGCAGTAGGCGACCGTCTAGCTCCTCATCAAGCCAGTCCCAGTTGCGCTGTACTCTGTCGATATGCCACTGACCCTCGGCCTGAGGATCTTTTGCGAGATAGCACATGAAGTCGCACCAATCGAGATCGCAGACCTCCATGACCATGTAGCACTGCCACAAGTACATGATTCGCTTTTCGTCAAAGACTGAGTAAGGCGCCTTGGTCCACTTAGGATAGGGACACTTGAACTCACAACCACCCTCGATGCCCACCAGCCCGTCGGGTGACGCGGCTAGGAACGTATGCTCTTGATGGGTCACCATGCCAGTTTCTTCGACGCGATAGCGCTTGATCTCTTCCAGCTTGACGCGGGCGTACTCTTCCATCATTGAGCCATGCTCAACGGCGGCGTTGGTTTGAAACTCAGACTCGGCACCTAGAATCGCCCTCACCTCTTGGCGAACCAGATCCTGAACACTCATGTAGGGGTGGATGCCTTCGTATGCGGCGCACACACTAGCTTTGATTTTTCCTGCCCGTGCTTTGAGCCACCCCTCAGATCCCTGAGGATGCATTTCGAGGAACGTCATACCTTCCACCCTTTCTTATCGCAGATCTCAGCCCATCGGTTCTGGTTGTAATCCTCCAGACCCAACTGGGTTAGCTTGCGATTGAAGCGGTCAAAGATTTTTTGAGCGGCGCTCTTGTTGCGGGACTGCTGTATCTTTTCCCACGTATCTTCACGCCATAGCCGCTCTACCCGATCTCGTGTTGCTTCCTCCACAACAATCTGCTCGTCAGGAAGTAGCTCTTCCTGAACTGCTTCAGCGGCAACCTCCTCTTGGGCTTTCGACTTAATCCAGAGCTGATGGCCCAGACCAAACTCAGCCATCGCCTTTACACGACAGCGTTGCTTTGTAGTGTTGATCTGTCCACTGTTTGGGTTGCGGATGGGGCCGGAGAAATCTCTAACAAAGAGAGAGGTAATTTGCGTATGAGGCCCGATGGTCATGCGGCATCTAACTTCAGCCGTGCCGTCGTTGAAGTAGTGTACTTCCCTGCCCTCAGGATCTTCGGTGAACTCCCAAGTGTATTCAGGAAATGATTCCATCATGAGAGCGTGAGCGTTCATCCACGGCAAGATGCTTAGAGACGTTCCGTCTTCTAGAACTTCTTTTTCCGTGAGCTGATCGGAAATATCTATTGCAGAAAGCCGAGTCCAGATAGACTCTTTGGTGAGCTGATCCATGTGTATCTTCCGTGTAATTCATCCCTGTAATTACACTAAAATTACATCAGCTAAATGATAATTTCAACACTCAGATTTGTTTTTAGACGCTAATACTTCTAGAGTTTTCGCAAATTCTTCATCGGTCGGCTCGCAATCGCCATCAGTTTTCACTTTTTTGTAGAGTGCGGCTCTAAGCACGGCGATAAACTCGGCGTTACTCAGTCGGTGTTTTCTCATTTGCGCTTCCCTTAAAGAATCTTCGGAGATTTTTCATGAAAGCTTCCATGTTTTTATCATCCTCGAAACCAATTAAAACCAATACTGAAAGTTGCTCTGCTGACAAATCAATTCCGTATTCGTCTTCAAAATTTTTACATCTAACCAATAAAGTTGTGAGCTGTTTTTCCGTTATGTTTAGCCCACGGCTTTCTCCGTTTACCCACTGATATAAGTCTATATCGAAGATATCGCAGAATTTTATAGCCATATCTAAATTCTTTGGCAGTGACCCCTCCAGCCAAGCGGCGGCACTTGCATTAGAGCATTTGATTCTGTTTTTTATATATGACGCTCTGCCCCATCTAGCGATTCCCTTTTTATCAAACTCTTTATTGAGGAAATCGGCGCGGGTTTCTTTGTCCCAAGCCATAAATACTAATCCGTGTGATAGAGGATCTTTTTAACCGACTAAAGATATTTTGTCCATAGGTTGACAACGCCTTAAATGTAGCTTTCAATTTTCGTCCTTGGGTGTAAATTCTCATCTGCTTAATACATGGACTAGTATGATCTTTAAGCCTGCGTCACAGACCTGTCGTCACTATACAAAACTGCCCAACAATCTCCTCCGTGACCGAGACCTAACGCCAGAGGCTATCGGCCTACTCTGCTATCTGCTCTCTCATATAGACAATTGGCGGGTCACTCAGTCTCAACTGTCGAAGCACTTTTCCTGTACTCCAGCTCGCATCCGAAACATTGCCGACTGTTTAGAGCAGAGTGGGTATATCCGTCGAGTCCGATATGTTGAAGAGGGCAAAACTGTCTTTGACTGGGAAGTGTACGACGAAAAACAGTTGCCAGTTTGCAAAAAAGCAGATGTCGAAAATCGACAAGTGGATATTCCACATGTGGAAAATCAAGAGCAAAGAATAACTATAGAGAAAGAAGAAACATCTAATAAGAATAACCATTGGAAAGAAGACCTCCTCAACTCATGTCCTGAAGGTATTCCTAAACAGGCATGGCAGTTGTGGTGGGATCACAAGGCTGGCAGTCGCAAGCCATCTAAGAACACCGTCACTCGCCAAACACACGACTTCAAGGAAATGGCTAAGCATGGCTATGACCTGAGGGAACTCATCCCCTTCTCTATCTCACGGGGATGGCAACGGATAGGGAGTCCTGACTGGGACTCTCTGGATCGCTTCAAGAACATAAGTCGAAACGACGATCTACTAGCTGAGGTTAAGTAATGGATATACGCGCTTTGTCGCAAGAACTAGGGAGACATGCACATCAAATATGTCTAGAGATTTTTCCTGACGGGGTCGTTGAGTCAGGTTGTTACAAGGTAGGAAGTGTTGACGGCGACAGGGGACGCAGTCTTTCCGTTTATTTACATGGTGATAAGTGTGGCAAGTGGATCGACTTTGCCACGGGTGACTCTGGCGACATGCTGGACCTCATCCAACAAAGCAGGAACGTGTCTCTGACTGAGGCAATGGACTGGGGGGCAAAGCGATACAGCATCAGGGAGTTTGCGGCCAAGCCAAAAATTTCTCCGGCGGCAAAAAAGAAATACATCCTCCCCACCCCACCACCACAGAGCAACAACGCTTACATACATGAGTACATGGAGAGTCGTGGGTTCAGGGATGTGGGGGAGGTGTACTTCCGGCACAAGATTTATGAGACGCAGTCACGGGGTGGTCTGGATGTGGTGTTTCAGTACTTCGATCCCGACGGCAAGCTCGTGTTCATCAAGAACAAGCCCATCAATTACGACGGGCATCCCATGCCACAGAAAGATACCCGCCCGATCCTGTACGGGTGGCACACCATGCCCAAGGACAGTCGCAAGCTTTGGATTGTTGAGGGTGAGTGGGACCAGATAGCGGCGAGCGAGCTTGGCTTCCCTGCTCTGTCGGTTCCCTTCGGTGGTGGCAAGGGACGCAAGCAACTCAACTGGATCGAGCAGGAGTTCGAGAACCTCAAGCGGTTCGAAGAGATCATCATCGCCACTGACATGGATGAAGAGGGTGAGCTTGCGGCTGAGGAAATTAAGAAGCGATTCGGTGACCGGTGCTACCGCATCACTCTGCCCACCAAAGACATCAACGAGCTACTGCAAAAGCAGGGTTATGACGGCGCCAGAACTGTCCTCGAGGCGGCGTATGAAGACGCCCGATGGCAAGACCCAGACACCCTGCATTCTGTTATGGAATTCAAGGAGCGAGTTGATGCCATCTTCGAGAACTCCAACTCCGACACGATGGGCTTTCGTTCCGGCTGGGAAAAGCTGGATGAGGAGGACATCAGGTTCCGGCCATCGGAACTATGGGGACTTACCGGCATTAACGGACACGGCAAGTCAATGTGGTTGGGCCAGCTTTGCTTGAACGCCATCGAGCAGGGTAACAAGGTTCTGATCTGTTCGCCGGAGATGACGCCCGAAAGATTACTGCACAGGATGCTACGTCAGGCCGGCGGGTCAGAGCATCCGCCGGAGGCATACCGCGACAAGCTACTGGGCTGGCTCGAGGGCAACCTCTGGCTGTACGAAGACAGGATTACACCCAGCGCCAAAAAGCTGTTGGCTTGCTTTGAGTACGCCTACGCCCGCTACGGCATCAACGTATTTGTTGTGGACTCACTGACCAACATGGTTGATCAGCAGGACTACTCAGCCCAGCAGAAGTTTGTCGAGACACTCGTTCACTTTAAGCAGACCACCGCATCCACAATTTTTCTGGTCACTCACTCTCGAAAGGGTGACGACGAGAACACCGCCCCCAACAAGTTCGACGTCAAGGGTTCCGGCTCTGTTACGGACCTTGCCGACGGCTTCATGTCGTTGTGGAAAAACAAACGGAAGGCAGACCACCTCGAGCAGGCGGCGATCCTCAACGAGGAACCTGACGAGAAGTTTGTGAAGCAGTGGGACGTGTACCTCGAGATCCTGAAGAACCGGAACGGGGGTTATGAGGGTCGGGTCGGGTTTCAGTTTGATCCACGTTGCTTGCAGTACCAAGAGCGCCGGAGTCAAACAGCCAAGTATTACATCAACTATTCGAAGGAGAAGACCAATGGATAACGAGCGCTTTGCTAGGGACATTCGCGAAGCTGGTGCTGAAGTACAGACAGCGGAGGTAAATCTAGCTACGGCTGAAGCCACAGAGAAACGGACAGCCGCGAAGTTGATGTTCATCGCTGAGAACCAGCACGGACACAAGACTGTTGCGGCCCAGACCAAGTGGGCAGATGACCAGCAGGAAATGTTTGATGCGCGTGTTGCTAGAGGCACTGCCAAAGGCGCTCTCGCGGCGGCTAAGCAGAACGCACTGGCGGCAGAGGTGGCATTCAAAACGTGGCAGACAGAGATGGCTACCACACGGGCAGAGATGAGGACATTGATGGGATGACAGATTTTCCGCAAAAAATGACCAAAGGTATGGGCCGATATTACTTGGCGTTAATTAAGTTTTGGATCGAGTACAGGGTTCCGCCGACTGCGGCTGAGCTTGCTGATGAGCTTGGGGTCCACATAAACGCAGTCTATGAAGCTCTACACAGGCTTGAGAAAGATGGGTGGGTTATCACTCATCAAAAATCTATGCGTCCAATCCCCATCGATCTCGATGACATGATGGCTGAGTTTTTTTGCTACATCGATCATGGCGAAATGCGGGAAAACATCGCATGAAGTCGCACTGGGCTACCAAAGAAGAGCATGAATGGATGGACGCCATCGTTCAATTGGGTTGCATAGTTTGCCGGCTGTACATGGGCGTCAAATCCCCTGCTGAAGTTCACCACATACACGGCAAGACCAAGGTAGGCGGTCACCTCGAGACCATCCCCCTGTGTCCTGCACATCACCGGCTGGGCCACTCGAATGATCGATACGTGTCTCGCCATCCCTACAAAGCTCAGTTTATTGAGCGCTACGGAACAGAGGAGTTTCTCCATGAGCAAACATCATCACTTATCGTTAAACGATGCGACACCGGAAGACTGGGACCGAGTCTCGAGGCCGAAGCACTACTCTAGTCAGAACGACAAGTTCCCTGACCTCGAGTGCATCGACGCCATCAAAGCGAGCATGTCTCCCGAAGCGTTTCAGGGCTACCTGAAGGGCAACATCATCAAGTACTCATGGCGCTACGCCGACAAAGACAACCCCAAGGAAGACCTCGCGAAAGCGCAGGTGTATCTGGGTTGGTTAATGCAAGAGATATCCAATGGTTAATTCAAGAACAAAGGGCGCTCAGTTCGAGCGCGAAGTGGTCAACGTGTTTCGCGATTGGCTGGGGGATGAAGCAACTCAAGGACTGCGTCGAAACCTGACGCAGTATCAGGTGGCGGATGAGGGTGACCTCAAGCTGGGACCGTTCCTGATCGAGTGCAAGCGCTACGCCAAGGGGGACATCCACCAACAGTGGTGGTGGGAGCAAATTTTAAAAGCGGCGGGAGAAAAATATATCCCCCTCCTTATCTACCGATTTGATCGCCGTCCCATACGCATGGTCTTCCCCTTGCACGTAGTGGGAGATTACCCAGAGAACCATGACTACACCTGCACGGTAGGTCTGGAAGAAGGGATCATGATCGTCAGGGAAAAGCTTCTTGCGGATTCCAGAATTTAGGGCGCACCTCAAGCTCGCGGCAGAGAGACTCGACTACCCAGCGGTCGAGGCTTACGTCCATCAGAACATCGACCCACAGTTCCACGACCTGATGTTCCGGTCACTCTACCTCGAGCTACCTCACCACTACGCCCAGCAGGATGTGGAGTCCATCAAGAAATTTCTTGATAGCCTGCCAGCGGTTGAGCCTGTACCTCACTTCAACGAGATCGTGACCTACTGGACACGGCGGATCTGGAAAAAACGCAATGGCTAGACCTATCTATGAGACGGCTCAAGACAGAGCCAACGAGGAAGAGATAGCCACCCTGCTGGCTGAGCGTTACAACGCTAAGGCAATCAAGGCCAAGCGCTTGTATGGTCTCGACTGGTTCTTTGAGCGTGATGGCTACGTTGTGGGCATGGTTGAGATCAAGGTGCGTAACTACGCCAGCACCACCTTCAACACCTATATGATCAGCGCTGACAAAATTGCACGGATCAGGATGCTGTCCAGTGTGTCTGGCATCCCGTCGTTTCTGTTTGTGGCATGGACTGACACCGTCGGCTACATCAACCTCGCTGACACGCCAGACTACACGGCAATCGGTGGGCGCAGAGATAGGGGTGATCCTCAGGACATCGAGGTGCTACTCCACTACAGCGTGGACAGGTTCATCAGGGTATAAAAAACCCCGCTACTGCGGGGTGTCTTCTAGTTTTAGCTGGAGCGCCAGCAGTTTGTAGGCGGTGTCTGGCATTCGCCGGTAGCCACGGGTCTCTGGTGTTCGGGTCCAGTTGTAGACGCCCTCCACCGTCATGCCCAGCAGATCTGCTACCTGCTTGCCTGATAACTGACGCTCATGCATAACCTTCCGCAATGATTCGTTGTTATCCATACCTGTCTCCAGTCCACCATTCAGGGTACACGATCTCAATTACCGGTTGATCGTTGAGGCGCAGTAGCACGGTCGAGTAGTCAAACAGGATTGCCACCGGCTCCCTGAATCGCTCAGCCATTTGCCTTGCCGCTTCGACTGCTATCTTGGCATCGTCGCTGTTGTTTGTCGCAAGCTCAAAGATCATGGGTACTGCTCCGACAGGTAGTCCTCGAGGTCTCTCTCACCGTCGGTGTCCAGCTCCACAATATGACCGTTCCACTCGATGCGATCCCACTCAACCTCAAAGAATCGCACCTGCTCGACGCGGCCCTCAGATTCTACGGTCTCAGTCCATCGATGAACAACAGGGTTGATCACATCTAGCTCGCTCAGTTCCATCTCAATTAACGCAGTAACCATTACTGAAGCTCCCATGTGTAGCGCAGATAATCACCGTAGCTCTGGCCTTTGAAGCCGCACTCTCGATGCAATCTGACGGTGTACTCTGAGTTGCGGAACATAGCCCCAGCGATGTACGCCTCCTCCGCGAAGTAACCACTGGTGGACAGGGGCGTCTCTGGGAAGGCGTCCTCACAGATTCCAAGCAGGATCTGCTCCTCGTTCTCATCCTTGAAGGTGTCCTCGATGACCGGAATGTTGACCTCGATGACCTCGAACCAGCGGTCCTTCTCTCCCTCGATTTCCTCCACGTAATAGATCCAGTCGTGCGGACCCAGACCTGACTGGTTCATGATCTTTTCGATGCTGACCAGTCGTGGGTGACGAGGGTTCTTGATGAAGTGCTTCTCTCCATCCAGAACCTTAACGTCTACCTTCTCTCCGATTTCAAAAGTACTCATTGGGTTAACTCCTTTGCGAGCAAGCTTTTCAGTGCAATCAGGTCGGCCTTATCGATGACCAGCTCCCCCAGTTTGCGTTCCAGTTCGGCCATGATCTTGCGCCGCTTCAATATCTCAACCGCCATTGCTTTTTGGTGGTGAGCAGTCACCGCTTTGTAGCTTCCGGTGGGTGAGATGATTGTCTCCAGTATGTGGCTAGGCAGTTCGTAGTGCATCAGCTTTTTTCCTCTTGGTGTTGATGAACCTGACCAGCTTGGGCAAGTCCTCGATTTGAAACTCGTCGAGGGTGAACTCGACCATGAGATTTGAGACGACCTCGTCTTCACGATAGCCGCCAAGTAACAGGGCCGTAGCCCTGTCGGTTATGGTGTAGCGGTACACTGGCTCCATCAGGCGACCCCCTCGAGCTTCAGCTCCACGTTGCGGTAGATGCTCTCCATCAGGTCTTCAGTCTCAGGGTTCCATGCGTAGTCTGAGATGGTCTCGATGGGTTCAGATCCACCGTTCCCATAGATGAGCCAGAACCAGCCGCACCTCTGCCAGCTACCGTCACCCGACTGCTCATGAACCTTGATGTAGTCCCAGTCGGTGGTCGCCATATGTTCAAGCACCTGCCCAAGGTCAAACGATTTGGTGAGGGTGTCCTCCTCGCCATCGTTCACGGTGATTGACAGTCGGCGGTCTTCCCGCAACAGAATCTCAGTCACTAATGTCGCGGCGCATTTCCTGTCCGCATAAGGTAAGTTGTTGAGGTCCATCACTCAGCCTCCTTTGATTTGTTGACCAGCTCACACCGCTGGAGCTTGTCATTGTGTACAGCCTGTAATCCGATCTCAGACTCAATGGTCTTGACGATCTGATCGAGGAGCATTTGACGCTCGAAAATTACCTTCGCCGCCGACATGCAAAAGACCGTGTCGAACGGCACGTCGTCGTCCTCCGCGCTCTCGTAATCCGTGAGGAGGTTTTGAGCGTGGCTGAGGTTGTGTGCTTCGCGCCAGAGCAGTGTGACCACCATCTCGAGCTGTTCAATTGATAGGTTCAGGTTCATGTTGTTCTCCTTAAAAAAATCGGGGCGGGGAAAAGAAAACCACCACCCCAGTGCCTGTTACTTGTTAATGGAAATACCACGCTGTTTGCGTTGCAGGATGGATAGGAACTCAGAGACTGTTCCGGCAAACCCAGAACCCTGCTCATTGAACTTGGCGATGTCACCGAACCAGCAGTTGTCTGGATCGAGGATGCCTCGCTGGAATGCCATTGCCTGCACCTCAGCCCAGTCCCTGTCGTTCTGATAAACCGACCGGCAGATGCGGTCACCGATGGGTTGCTTTTTGAACCCCGTTAACTTCACTACTCTGTTTTGCATGTAAGCCTCCTTTGGCTCGTGTCAGTGGAAGTCCCACTCAGAAGGCCACCCGCAGATGGCCGACTGGCTGAGGCCTCAGTAAATGATCGAGGTGACAGCGGATCTGACTCGCGTCAGCGCTTCGGGTCCGTGACCCCCCACGTTCCACATCAAGATCTGCTCGACTGGAGGACCGCCAAACGCGGGGCCGTTCTTCCAGTTGTAGATCGTGGCGACCGTCCCGTCGCTGAACTCGACGTCCCACATCGCGTCGGTCTTGAAGGGATCGCCGTTGCTGGTGGGTGGCCCGAACAGTCGAACCAGTTGGTCATAGGATGGGTACACGACACCGACCTTGTGGGTCATGTTGGTAGCCATTGGATCGGTGCAGGGTTTCCATGTGTGTTTTGGCATTGCTAGTACTCCTCAGTCCTCGAATACCTTGTTGTGAATTTTCCAGTAGTGCTTTTCGAGCAGTTCGTTTGCGTAGCGGGTGATCTGACAGTCAACGATGCCGCGCTCTGAATCAGTCATCAGTTGGTATGCCTCCCCCAGCTCCGCGTGGTCCTGCCAGTAGTCTCTGGCGGTGAATGCCCCGTAGGACAGGACGGCGTACTTGGCGAACTCTCGCGACGTTACTTTCTGGTCGTAGATAGTGATCATTGGCTTGACTCCTTGTTGGCTTGTGCAAGCTCTGCTTGGGCTTGCTTGAATGCTTCAGTGACCACCCAAGGGAGGCCGTATCGCTCAGCGCACACCGGCCCGTATCCATTGGACACAGACTCGTGAGTGGTCAGCGCTGAGGAGCAGAAGCAACAGGTGTTGTGGGCGGCACCGTAGGCCTTGGATGACCTGACGACATCAGACCCGACCTCGAGGATGCGTTGCTTGATGGACTCGTCGAGGTCACGCGCTGGGTAGAACCTGCCGTCGGGCGTGATCTTCCCGTGGTAGGGGCGCTCGTCCCAATCATCCTTGGCACCCTTGACGTAGACGCAACCGGCGTTGCGACCACTAGCAGGCGCCAGCGTGAACAGCAGGTCTCCGGTGTTGACTTTGGGTCGCTTGATGCCGGCGTTCTGGGCCAGCTCGAACCGGTGCAACAGGTCAGTCATATCCAGCTTGGTCTGCCCTGCCTCCTGCTCGCGCTCAGCGGCCTTCTGCGCGTCGTCAGCGATGATTCGCTGGACTGCCTTGAGCTGACCCTCAGTGAGCGAACCGTAGCGTGAGGCGCCATCCCTGAGCGATGACGCGAAGTTGCCAGACGACTGCTTGAGCCACGCGGCTTCGACAGGATGCTCTGCGGCGAACGACTCCCAGTTGTCGGCCAGCTTGCGCTCCTTGCGCTTCTGGTTCTGCTGGCGAGCCTTGGCACGGTCCTGCTCTGAGGTGAAGAAGTGACCACGACCATTGCAGGCGTGGCACTTGCCCGAACGTGGGTTCATGTAGCCCCAGTGGAAGGTGCCTGTTCCGGCGCACTTCTGGCAGGGATACTTGACCCGTCGCTCGTGGTCAGATGACGCGGCCTTGACTGGCACCGCGTCGAAGTCAGACTCAAGGTCTGAGAACAGCTCCTCGAAGGCCTTCATGCCGCAACCTCCGCGTCCAATGGGATGAATCCCTTCACTTGGAGCCGGTAGTGGGTATGGCGAGTCTGCCATCCCTGCGTGAACAAATAGCCGTCGAAGGTGCTCTCAGCGATCACGCCTTCAGCGTCATTAGCATCGCCCCACTTCGCGACCAGTCGAGCCATCGCGAGGTAGTGATTGTCCGCAGTGTCGAGGGCGTACTCGTAGGGGATGGTGAGCTGACGCTGGCGGTTGCAGTGCCAGTGCTTTGGCCCCTTGAGCTTCGCCACAATGCGGGCGCCTTGAGTGTCCGTTGCGGGCAGGTACTGCGTCTGAATTGCAAATTTCATCTCGACCTCCTTAGGTCGTTGTCGGGTGGATTCCCGTGACGCCCCGCAGGGCGTTTCGGCTGGTTTCCCTCCAGCCATCGTCAGACGGGGTCTTACCAGTCGCTAGTCATCACTAGGTGAGACTGGCCGGTCTTGACCAGCTTGCCGCCCTTGACGACGTACTCGTCGATGGCGTCGAAGTTCTCGATCTTGGCTCGCTTGCGAACACCCCATCGAGATCCCTCTGCTGGCTTGCGGAGTCGGCAGAACTGGGAAAAGGTCTTGACCTTCATAGCGATACCGAATTGATCTTCTTGATTGATGTAGTACATGGTGACCTCCTTAGGTCTAAGCGGTGATGTAATGAGCGAGGATGTAGCCCGTGAGAAAGCCCCCGATGAGGAGGCACCCGATGTCGTGTGAGGTGAAGTCGTTCATGCCTGCGCCTCCTTGTAATCGGCTGACTCGATGGCGAGATCCTCGCGCCAGATTTGCTGTTGGATGTCGTGACCGGTGGACCTGATGAACTGACGCGCCTCGTGCTGGGTGATGTCCAGCTTGTCGGCAGTCCAAGTGACTGACTCGCAGTGAGCGAACTGGCCGGCGGCCTTGAGCTGGGTCTCAGCCTTCTCGAGGTGTCGGATAGCCATGACCATCGCTTTCAGTTCAGCCACGCGGCTCTGGTGGATCTGGATGCTCTGACGGGTGTCAGGTGAGTAACGATCGATGTCGTGCTTGATATTCAATTCGAACATAGTGTTGGCCCTCCTCAGGACCGATTCAGCGGTGGATTCCGCAGACACCCCGTGGGGTGTTTCGGCTGGTGTTTCCCTCCAGCTCTCATCAGTGCGGTTGTGGCTATAACGACTCAGCATCGGATTCATTACACGAGGTATGGCGTGTAACCGTGGAACGCCTCGTATGCCTTGCTGAAGGCGTCCAGCTCACGCTGGGGCAGTTCCCAGACGTAGGCCTCCTGATACTGCTCGTACAGCTCGCACTCCTTGTCCTCCTGCCGCATGGCGACGTCGTGGTACCGGTCGCTGTCGGGATCGAGTGAGTCCAGCTTGAGCTGGTGCTTATCGACCACGGCGCAGTAGCGGCGGTCGGCCTTGTACAGGTTGTTGAGCTGGCGCTGGTACTTAGCGTTGATTGCGATGTGTTCCATGTGTTGACCCTCCTTTGGGTGCTGGTTTCCCGTCCGGTCCCTGACCGGCCTCTGGCCGGAGTATAAACACATGAGAATTTGAATGTGAAGCACTTTCTCTCATTTGATGGTGATATTTTTCTCTTAGACGGCTAAAATCTGAGTGTGAACAAGCACTTAGGCTCAGATGGTATGGAGACAATGGACTTACAGCAGACTCTGGCGAGTATTGACCGCAAATTGGACCGGCTATCTGCTGATGTTCAGGCATTAACGAATCAGGCGAGCCGCATAGATGAACGGATGCAGGGCGTCGATGCGAGGCTGAAACGTCACGAGCTGAGACTCGACCAGCTCGAGTTCGACCAGCGGGAGCTTCAGCTCAAGGTGGCTGACTCCAACAGCAAGGGC